AGGCAAATCTGTTAGTAAAGGATCTAGGAAAAGAAGGGATCCAAAGGTTGGCACTGGCAAAAAACCAAAAGGATCTGGCAGACGTTTATATACAGACGAAAACCCTAAAGATACCGTAAGCATTAAGTTTAAAACTATGGCAGACGCCACGGCCACAGTTAATAAGGTTAAAAGAATTAAAAAACCTTTTGCTAGAAAAATACAGATCTTGACGGTTGGTGAACAAAGAGCCAAAGTCATGGGTAAAAAGGGTGTAGCTAATATATTTAGAAAAGGCAAAGATTCTATAAGAAAAGCTCATGGTCGCAAAAGTTAGTACAATTAAGAAAAAAATTAGATCCGGCAAAAAATTAGGATTTAGTGAAAAGGCTCAAGCAAAAGCTCGAGGTTTAATAGCCAGAACGGGTGGCAAAAATAAGGGCCGTAAAGTAAAAAGTAAGAAGTATAAATAATGTCGTTAAAAGAATGGTTTGGTAAAGGCCCCAAAGGTGATTGGGTAGATATTGGTGCGCCAAAAAAAGACGGCAAATTTCAAAAGTGCGGACGCGCATCAACTAAAGGATCTAAAAGAAAATATCCGAAATGCGTGCCCAGATCAACCGCTAAAAATATGACTAAATCAGAAATCAAATCAGCGGTAAGAAGAAAACGTGCTAAAAAACAAGGCGTAGGCGGCAAGCCTACAAATGTAAAAACTTTTGCCGCAAAAGGCGGTATAATTTCAAACAAGCCGAATATGGGTTTATTCGGTAGATCATAGGAGTAAATATGAAACGTAAAATGAAAGCCAAGGGCATGAAAAAAGGCGGCAAGATGAAGTCAAAAGGCTACAAAGTCGGCGGTAAAGTCAAAGCTAAAGGCATGAAAAAGGGTGGCAAAATGATGGCCAAAGGCATGCGTAAGGGCGGAAAAATGATGGCCAAGGGTATGCGTAAGGGCGGAAAAATGATGTCTAAAGGCAAAAGAATGAATGGCAAGAAAAACATGGGCCTTTTCGGCAGAAAATAGTTTTTAGAATAAAGTATTGTGGCGTACTTACATTCAAACATCCCCTACTTTAAGTGTTGGGTAAGAAAAGAATACACTCATAACCATGAGGCATATCATGGCGAGTTTTTACATGCGATGGCAGTTGGTGTTACATCAATGCCATGCAGGTGTCTAAGTTTCCAGGTTATATTTACAGGCATAGCTCCAGACGGCGAACCAGAAGATACGGTTCATGGTGGCGCTATGTGGGCCAGGATGCCAATTACAGCTCTAGTTGGTGACTCGGTTTTTGAAGAATGGCCAGAACCTATGGCCGTGCATGATGCACAACCCTGGGATTGCTCATCCCACAATCATGCGGTTTATGTAATTGATAGGGCGACCCCTTGCCCCTGGATAGCCAAAATTGACGGTGAGTTTTATCCAGCTAAATACATGTTTACGGTTGACTATACTGAAAGCGAGATCGCGGATGATCCAGCACAACACAAACAAAGTCACGTCATGGAGCTTTTAGATGCAGGTGAGTGGACAGGAAACATAGTAGCTTTGCCTAATAATCGTGTTCGGGTTACACACCCAGCTTGGTTTACACATGGCGAAGGCGCACCCGACTTCCGACCCTCTGCTCATATACATTATTCAAAATCTGATTTAGACTATACCTTAGACGTAAATCGGGTTTTCGATAACCTGTATAATGATACGGAGGATTAATGGCAACATCTAACAGCAAAGACTTTGAACTAGATGTCGGTGAATACATCGAAGAGGCTTTTGAAAGATGCGGTTTGGAAATGCGAACAGGGTATGACCTCAAATCTGCAAACAGAAGTTTAAATCTTATGTTGGCTGAGTGGGCCAATAGAGGCCTAAATCAATGGACTATAGCTCAAAAAACTGTAGCTATGGTAAAAGACACGACAGAATACACGATTGATAGTACCAATGGTACAGCACCAATAGATGTATTAGACGTGTTTATACGCGAAACCATTAGCTCTGAGACAAGTGATTTGCCTATGACTAGACTTAGCAGAGCTGAATATTCACACATTGTTAATAAATCATCTACCGGTAAACCAAATCAATTTTTTGTAAACAAGCAAATTACGCCTAAAATTTCAGTCTGGCCCGCACCAGATAAATCCAGCACTTACACTGTGGTTATGAACGTGCTTACCAGAATGGATGATTCAGACGCAGGAACGAACACATTAGATTTACCATTTAGGTTTTATCCTTGCCTGGCGGCGGGTCTAGCTTATTACATTTCAATTAAACGGGCCCCAGAAAAAACAGCGATGCTGAAAAGTCTTTACGAAGAAGAATTTACAAGAGCTTTATCAACCGACGAGGATAGAGCGTCATTTAGAATCTCACCAGATATTAGGAGTTATAACAACGCATAATGGCTTTTGCATCGGGTAAATATGCTTACGGTATCTGCGACATAACAGGTTTTCGCTATAAGCTAAAGGATATGCGAAAAACCTGGGATGGCCTGCTCGTTGGCCCAGATCAATTCGATCCAAAACACCCTCAACTAATGCCAAGACCGGTCCCGCAAGATCCACAGGCTTTAAGAAATGCAAGACCAGAGGAAAAAGATGACAACAATTTTTTTGTTGTTTACACTAACGTTGGTGACGGTAAGTTAGGCAATGAGCTTACTACCTTTGGTTTAACATCGGGTGTGGGTTCTGTTACGGTAACAACAACATGAGTTTTACATTAGGAACATTGAAAACAGCTGTCCAGGACTATTTACAAGTTTCTGAGTCAACGTTTACGACACAGCTACCTACTTTTATTACTGAGGCCGAAGATCGTATATTTAGCCTGGTTCAACTACCCAAGCAAAGAAAAAATGTGCAAGGCACTTTAACATCAAGTAATAGATTTTTAGCAACACCCACAGACTTTTATGCACCATTTAGTTTGGCTATTATTAGCTCAGACACATACGATTATTTAGATTTTAAACACTCATCTTTTATCAAAGAATATTCACCCACTACAACTACAACGGGTAAACCAAAATATTACTCTTTGTTTGACGACACAGCTTTCGAGGTTGCACCTGTACCGGACAGTAATTATACGGTAGAGTTGCATTATTTACATAAACCAGCATCTTTAACGAGCGGTAGTGACAGCGGCACAACATTCTTGTCTACGGATTTCCCAGACGCATTGTTGTATGGCACGTTAGTAGAAGGGGCGATTTTTCTAAAAGAGCCACTTGATGTCGTTACCCAGTTTGAGGGGCGTTTCAAGGAGGCGGTAGCGAGGATGAAAAATCTTTCCGAAGGTAGAGGTACCAGAGACGAATACAGATATGATCTATTACGCACCGGCGTAAGTTAGTGACAATATTTGAAGAATCAAGCAAACAACAACCAGAAGAACATTTAAAAGGTAAAAACATAGCTATAGTTGGCTTAGGAATTAGCCAAGTAGATTTTGCTATTGGTTTACAAAACGGTAGAACCTGGGACGAAGTGTGGTGCATAAATTCAGCAGGGGCCACTTATCCATGTCACAAAATATTTATGCTGGATCCAGCAAGCAGGTTCTTCGATTCGGATGATGCAGGCAAACAAACCAACGTCATGCAAAGACTTTTATCAAAAACTAACACACCTGTTTTTACATGTGAGCTTGACGAAAGACTAAAAAACCCTGTTTTATTTCCTGTTAAAGAAGTTTGCGATTTTGCAAAATGCGCTTATCTAAATAATACCGTGGCTTATTCTATCGCTTACGCATTATGGAGCCAGGTTGGCAGAATAGATCTGTTTGGTATAGATTTTTCTTATAAAGAAAATATGCACTTTGCGGAGGCGGGCCGTGCATGCGTTGAATTTTGGATTAGCAAGTGTATGGAAAATGACATCTTAGTCGGTATCAGTGGACGATCCACCGTATTAGATTCAAACGTCCCGGCAACTGAAAAACTTTATGGTTTTCATAGATTAGAAAAACCATTGGTTGCAATACCACATGAGGGTGAGTTTATAATAGGCCCTTATGATGAGATTAACGAAGAGCTTGAACAGTACGGTCTTAAAATCAATGAAGATGTTGCACCACCGGAGCCCTACAAAGGATGAGTGTTGAAAGTCCTTTTGAAATGGGTAGTATTTCTGTTCACTCAACAGAAAACGAAGGCCACTCACCCGAGTTTTGGGCCGCACAAGCTACGAAGAAAATTTGTGACTATTCTAATGAGGCACCGGACCACATAAAACAACAGGCTCACGCTTTTCAAAAACAAGTTTATACTGTAATCTTACATAGTATAAAAAATGCAATTAAGTCCAAGAACACGACTTATGCAAATATGTTAATTAAACAAGGCCACAGTGACATGGCCGATATATTAAAGGAGCTTTGAATGGCTATTACATCGGCAATATGCACAAGTTTCAAACAGGAGCTTTTGGTTGGAACACATAACTTTACTGCAAGTAGTGGTAATTCTTTTAAATTAGCGCTTTATACCTCATCCGCTACTTTGGGTGCTGGTACTACTGCGTTCACAACTACTGGTCAAGCAAGTGGAACTAACTACACCTCTGGTGGATCTGCTTTAACAAATGTAACCCCGGTTGCGTCTGGAACCACGGCGGTTTGTGATTTTGCTGATTTAACTTTTAGTAACGCTACTGTAACTGCGAGAGGTTGTTTAATTTATAACGACACCAACTCCGACAAAGCTGTATGTGCTATAGACTTTGGTGGAGACAAGACAAGCACCGCGGGTGATTTTACAATTGTATTCCCGAGTGCAACAGCTACGGGTGCTATTATTAGATTGGCTTAATTCTATTCTCTCAATGGTAGAATTTGTTTATGCCACTAACAAAAGTTAATTTCAGACCTGGAATCAATAAAGAGGAAACCGATTACTCAAATGAAGGTGGTTGGGTTGACGGTAATTTTATACGGTTCAGAAAAGGTCGTGTCGAAAAAATAGGAGGTTGGCAAAAGTATTCCGATAATGAAATTATTGGATCTCCGAGAGCTTTGCACGCATGGACGGCACTTGACGGCTCTCAATATCTAGGTATCGGCACAACCAATAAGTATTACATCGAAAATGGTGATGTATATTATGACGTTACTCCAATACGAAGATCCTCCACAAATTCTACAACATTTGCCGCTACAAACGGATCTTCAACAATAACCGTAACTGAAACAGGTCACGGAGCAGTCAATGGTGATTTTGTAACTTTCTCAAGCGCGGTTTCTTTGGGTGGCAACATAACAGCAACCGTATTAAATCAAGAATATCAAATAAGTTTAGTAACTGGCACCAATACTTACGAAATTACAGCAAAAGATACGACAGGTGCTACAGTCACAGCAAATTCAAGTGACTCGGGTAACGGAGGATCAGCAACAGACGCAGTCTATCAAATAAATTCTGGGCTTGATGTATTTGTACCAAGCACAGGTTGGGGTGTTAGCACATGGGGCGCTGGAGGTTGGGGAGCCGCAACAGCGTTGAGTGACACAAACCAGTTAAGACAATGGACACACGATAATTTTGGCGAAAATCTAATTATTAACCCAAGAAACGGAGGTATCTACAGGTGGGTTGAAGGCGATGGTCTTTCTACTAGAGCGGTAGAACTTTCTACCGTAAGTGGGGCCAATAAAGTACCAACAAAAGCTCTGCAAGTAATAACTTCCGAAACTGACAGACATTTGATTGTTTTAGGAGCCGATCCATTGAGTGGCGGATCAAGAACAGGATCTATAGATACTATGTTAATTGCTTTTTCCGACCAAGAAAATGAACTAGAGTTTGAACCCTTGAATACAAATACAGCACGATCTTTGCGTCTCTCCAGCGGTTCATCAATAATTGGTGGCATAAAATCAAGACAAGAGGTTTTAATTTGGACAGATACTTCCTTATACAGCATGTCTTTTATTGGCCCACCACTTACTTTTGCGATTAATTTAATTAATGAGGGTGCCGGACTAATAGGACCGAAAGCGTTTGCAAATGCACCAAACGGTGTTTTTTTTATGTCAAAAAACGCTTTTTACTTCTATAACGGTTCAATAAAAAAACTTAATTGTAGCGTCCAGGATTATGTTTTTTCAGATCTTGACGTTGACCAGTCGTTTAAGTGTTTTACAGGTTTGAATGAAGAGTTTTCAGAGATTTGGTTTTTTTACCCTAGTATTACCGATAATACCGACGAAATATCTAGGTATGTTATATATAACTACGAAGAGGACTCCTGGAGTATTGGATCTTTAGAAAGATATGCTTGGCTAGCTCCTGGTATTAATGAAAAACCATTGGCCGCAGGAGAGTCATCCTCTGAAAAATATTTGTTTCAACATGAAACCGGTTCGGATGATGACACCAGTTCTATGGATGGTGTGTTTGTAGAATCCGCAGACATTGACATTACAGACGGCGATAGCTTTGTGTTTTTGAAGAAAATTATACCCGATATACTTTTTCAAAATGATGTAGGCACAAGTCCAGATCCAGCGATTAATGTCGTTGTAAAAAGAAGAGATTTTAACAATCAAACTTTAACAACCGACTCAACCACACAAATAAAAAATTCATCTACGTTTTCAAGTTTAAGAACACGAACTCGGCAGTTTGTCTTACGTTTTGAATCAGACGACGACAATACAGAACCAGATCGCAAAAATTTTAAATGGAGATTGGGTAATACCCGAGTAGATATACAGCAATCTGGGCGTAGGTAATGGGTAAATTACTACAGACAAGACTGCCACAAGCACAAGGAGCGGAAGTTTCAATTGATACATTCAATAGGCTTGTTAGAATACTAGAGTTAAACCTGGCCTCGGAGGATCCAGATGTTACTAGGAGCTACACAAATACAGAGCTTAGCGAATTGCAATTCGCTACCGGCTCTATTATATTTAACAGTACGACAGAGGTTCATCAAGGCTTTGATGGCACTAACTTTAGGAATCTCTACGAGCACCAGACATACCCTACCGGGGTGTCTGCAACAGCGAGTATAGGAGCTGTAACAGTAACGATAGGATAGATATGGCAT